GCAATGCCGCTTCAAGCTGCCGACGGTTGGTCATGTACATGCCATTTCGTCTGCCACCCATCCCCTCGAGCTGACTAAAATATCCCATCCCTACCGCTTTTGCCTAAGTGAATAAGCCTGCATTACTGCAAATACTTTTTCGTCCGCATTCATTTGTGCGGATTGTTGATCCTTGAAAATGATGCTATCAACCGCCACGCCCTGCATTGTGCCCGAATAGCGGTCTAACGCCGTTCGGCATGCGGATGCAATGTCCTGGGCACTGGTGTAGCTTTTCGCGTATGCCATTACGGCAAAATCTACCATATCCATCTTAGATACGCCGTCCTTTGTGTCACTGGGTGTAGTTCCTTCGATTTGATAAACCACGAAAGGAAATGCGGTATCCTGTGTTGCAATATCCGGGTAAATGCGGGTTGAGACCAAAGCGGCTACACCTGCATTAGCCGACAAAATCCCGTATATTGCTTTTCCTGTACTCATATAAATGCCCCTGTACCGATTTGCTGACAGCGTAGGGTAATGAATTGCTTATCCTGGCTAACCGCCGTTCCTTCAATATCCCACGTCCTGCCATCGAAAATCACCCGTACCCGCTCTGTAATTGCCCGGTTTCGGATGGTAAAATTTACTTTTGCCTGCCAGGTTTGCCGGCCTGATCTTTCGGCTTCAATCCCTTCGGTTCCCAGGTACTCCACTTTAGCCCAAAGGGTCGCGACAGCGGAATAAGTTTCTATTCGTTCTCCGTATGTATTGGTCGTCTCCGTGTACGTCTGCAACTGTATCCGCCTGTCCATCTCGCCTATCGGGTCGTACTTTGCTTTTGCCATTATCTCGCTTGTTGTTTAGCGGAAATAGTTTATCCGGTACTTGTCAAATAAGTGCATGGCAGCAGTCGGAAGTACAAATACGCTATCCTGTCGATTTGCGTAGCTTTCGGCAATCGTTTTCAGCATTCCGAGCTTTATTGCAGCAGGTATTGCAGCGGCGTTGGCAAATCCGGCCTGGTACGTCGCTTTTACCCCGGCTCCTTGTATCGTCACTTCCGGAAAAGTCATATTTTCTTTCCTCAGCACCAATGGCGGTTTTGCCGAGGGGTGCAGGACGTAAAAAGAACTGTCCAGTAGGGTAGAAGTGCCTCCCGGTGGCGTGTAGTAGATGTGTGTCAGGCTGATTATTGGCGTAATCGAAAGCCGTAAGCCGTAAGGGTAAAAGCCGTCGTAGTATTCCTCTATCGTTTGCGGCAGTAGTGCCATTTGCAGGTATTTTTCCGCACTTTCACGGGCTGCACTGATAAGCAGGGTAATAAGGGTGTCATCTGCTGAATCGTCGACTTTCAGCCAGGCTTTTACATCGGAAAGCGTTAACGGCTCTGATGCGGGTTGCGCGATTACCTTATATTGCCCGGTTTCGTACATGCGAAAAAGCTTTGGGAAGGGCGTTTTAGGCCCCTCCCTATATGCAAAAGGTGAAGATGATTACGATTTAGCGACCATCAACTTGATAGCAGCACTTTGGATTAACTGTCCGTCAACACGCAGCCAGCCGAGGAAACCGTCTTCCAGGTAATCGGCATATCGCTCCTGCAAGCGGATAAGTTCGAAATCCTTTACATACCGGATAACGTACTTCGACCAGTCACCGAATGCGGCAATCTTTTTAGATGCACCGAGTGACGGGAAAGCCTGGTTGATTACGTATGGATATCCCAGGATGCGGTCAGGCTGTCCGGGAGCGAAAGAAGGCTGCCAAATCGGTTCGTCGTCGGTCGTACCAAAGTCGAGTTTGCGGATAAGTGCCAGCGTGTTGTCGTTGAACATGAAAGCTACGTTCGGGCCACCGCGATAGGCAGGGTCAACGGAATGCACCAGGTCAATGAACTCTTTTTTGTCCAGTGCCGTATTGGATGCAGTTGTCTTTCCGGTGCCAGCACCATAGGTTGCGTCCAGGATGCCCTTTGGCTTTCCTGATCCGTTACCGTCGGTGAAAGCGTTGTTTAACGCGCGGCCTGAGCTTTCACCAAAGAAGGTGGCGAGATATTGGGCGACAAAGTTTACATCCTCATCCTGGATAAATTCCCAGGTAAGGTTTGCAATGTCGCTCCAAAGGTGAGCGGAAAACTGCTTCCGGGTGAAAGTGAATTTGCGGGAGGTAAGGCCAGCGGCGCGGGGTTCTGCCTGCCATGCTCCGGTTTCGGCTGTATCGTCGATGCCTGGCCAGTTCATCGTTCCCCCGCGAGGTGAACGGATAATGCGGCCTGCCTGCAACATACCGCCAAAGGCTTTCTGAGTTACTTCGAGTTCCCGCATGAATTCCTCCGGGATAACATAAGCACCGTCCGACTGCGTAGAAGTAACGGCACGCGTTACGTCGTCGGCTGCAATGCGTCGCTTCGCTTCGCCGTGCGTCATTGGGGCTTCGGTAATCAAGCGCGTAAAGAATGCACGGTAGGCATCTTTCGGGTCTTGTTGCTTCGATGCACCTGGAAGAACGGGGGCGGGCGTTTCGTCAACGCGGTTAAGTTCGGCAGAACGGTCTGCCAGGATGCGGACGCGCTCAAGTTCAGCAGTGTAAGCCTTAAAATCTTCGTCGGCCTTGTTCCACTGCGCGTCTTCATCAGCAGTCATTGCCCGGCCTTCTTCTTTTGCGCGCTTCAAAAGGTCCTGCATTTGGTAGTGGACCCTGGCGCGTTGTTCCAAAATTTCCTTTTCAGTTCTCATTTGATTAAATTCATTAAGTGGGTTAAGCGGCGCAAATAATCTTCGCGCCAGGATTCTTTTTTTATTTTTTCCCTTTCGGCCTTTTCGGCATCTTGGGTTTTGGCTTGTTGCCCATCGGTATAGAATTTAGTTGCATGCTCCAAAAGTTGCCGATAGCTGTACTTTTCTGGATTTTGCACTGGCAGGGCTGTTTCGTAGTCCTCGATTTCGATAATTAGCCCCATTTCCAACGCGTCTTTTGCGGTCATCCAGTGATCGGCATAATCGTCGTAAAATTTGCCTCTGATTTCGTCTTCGCTCATGCCTGTTGCAGCGGCGAAGGTCGAAATTGCGCTTTGGTCAAATTTATCCAGCATATCGGCAGCAGCCCGCATATCCTTTGCGGTTCCAAAGGCAAAGCCTCCGGTGGCGTGAATCATTAGTTTGCTGTTTATGCTTGCATGGCGATTTTTTGCAGCGGCCCAAATGTCAAAGGCCATCGAGGCGGCAATACCGTCAACGTAAGTATGTATTTCGGCTTTGCTATTGCGTATTGCTGTAATTATCGGGTCTCCGTGCATCACCGAGCCACCAGGGGAATTTATTCGGATGTTGATACGTGTGGTTTGCTTTTCCAGTTCCCGAATTGCTTTTACCACGGCTTTATCCGTTATGTCTTCCTCGGGGTCTTCTCCATAAAACGGGTCGGCCTTTTGGCCTATATACCCATATAGGTAGAGTTCGCCCGTGTTGCCTTCTTTGTCGTAGTATGCCCGAAAGTATTTATCTTGGATTTGCATTGGTATCGGTTTGCGAGTTGCCAAATAAAGAAAGCTGATCGCCTGGATTTGCCGGGTTGACCATGTTTAGCGGAATATAATAGTCCTGCCCGGTTCCATCCGCTATCGGGTTGAGGCCTTCCTCCGCTCTTGCTTCGTCCCGGTTTATAATTCCCCATTTCATTAGCGCATCTATCCGCTTTGCCCTGGCTTCGCTGTCGGCACGTAGCAAGGATGCAAGGTCTATCCTTATTTCGTAATTGTCCTGCTCTGCGTTGCTCAACAGTTTGCGGGAAAATTCGGCCTGGATGTTTTGGCATAACGGATAAAGCGTATAGGTGCGGAAGGATATGCCGAGTTCTTCGATGTTGTTAAACGTTGCGCGTTCCAAATCTTCCAGCAGGTATTGCGGTACGCCAGTTATGCGGCTAACGTCGGTAACGGTGAAACGCTTTGCGCTTTCTATGCCTGCCTCAATAGGGGATAAGCCTATTTTGGTGTACGTTGCGCCTTGCTCTAAAATTGCCGTACTTCCTGCATTTGCTGTGCCGCCATA